AGATGTGTATAAGGGACGGCCTATCTTATGTTTTGGCAGTATCCATTCCGAGATTTAATGAATTTGAAAAACATAGGAGGAGGTAATGGTTAATTTAGGAGATGAAGTAAAAGATGTGGTCACTGAATTTCAGGGGATAGTAGTGGCTAAAACAAAGTATTTGCATGGATGCTCAAGGGTAGGCGTACAACCGAAAATCAAAAAAGATGGAACATTACCGGAACATGAGAGCTTTGACGAACCATCATTAGTAGTTGTATTTCACCACGCAGTACCAGAAGGGAATCATTCGACAGGAGGGCCAGAAAAGTACAAGGATAAAAAAGAAATGTAATTTTGTACCGATATTATTATAATAATTTAATAAAAGGAGAAAAATATGATAATTATAATTCCACTTGCTGTTTTAACAATATTAGGGCTTATTATTTTTAATCTATCTGATTGTTATGAAGGTCTTGGTTTTTTTATGACGGGGCTAGGTATTTGTAGTTTATTTATGTGTCTAATTACAATACCCATTAACCACTTAGGCGTAAAAGACAATATAGTAGAATATCAATCGGTTAAAGAGACTTTGAAAGAATCTCGCAAAAACGAGTCAATCGAAAATGCGGCATTCTCAGTGAAAATAGCTGAGATGAACCAATGGAAATCGTCAGCAGTATATTACAATGGGATTTTTGATCTTTGGATTCCTGATGAAGTCGAAAATCTCAAACCAATAAAATAATTTTAAAATAGAACTTTAAGCTCATCCTCTCCCAAGCCTCGGTCTTTAGCTAGATCGGGGCTTTTTTATTACCTTCCTACTTAAATAATTTTAGTAATTATAAACTTTTTTAATAGTAAAGCCTTGACATTACTTTACTATGTACTTACAGTTTATATTGAATCTATAGTAATTTAATCTATATTAAAATAATAGGAGATAAATAATTGCCTACGCCTCAACCTTCGCAGGAGGATGTGGATACATGGATGGACAGATGTATTCCTGAAGTCTTAGAAGACGGTACTGCCGAAGATCAAGATCAGGCTTACGCAATTTGTCAAGATATGTGGAATGAAGCTACCCAAAAAGAAGAAAATTATGTAGAAATTCAGAAGCAAGACTCTGAAAATAAAGTTGTCAAAGGCGTGGTTTACGAAGCCGGAAACGTGGATACTGACGGCGAAACTATGACTGCTGACATGGTTAGGAAGGCTGCTTGGGATTTCTTGGCCGAAAGACGAGAAAAGAACATTGATATTAGCCATAATTGGCAACAGTCCGGTTGCTATGTTGTGGAATCTTACTATACAAGTAAAGAAGGCCACGATGGTTTTCCTCCTAATTCATGGGTAATGTCAATTAAATGTTCGGATGAAATTTGGGAAAAAGTAGAGAAGGGCGAGTTAAACGGGTTTAGCTTTGGTGGTACTTCTACTAAATTTGCCGCCCGTGTTCTTTTAGAAGTAGCCAGAGAAGTCATAGGTAACACTGAGCCTAACCTTAATAAAGATGTAATTCCCGAACACGACCATTCCTTTGTAATTTATTTCGATAAAGAAGGTAATATTGTTAAAGGAACTACGGATATTAACCAAGATCATTACCACGTTATAGTTAGTGGTACGGCCACTGGTACTTCAGTCGGCCATTCCCATAGAGTAGATATTTCAGAGAGTAACTAATAATGGCTAAAGCGAAAAGTTTCGTGATAGAGGACGAGGTTGTTTTTATGGACGATGTTAAGGTTGAATTTGTCAGCCTCGTAGGTCATGCGGCCAATAGACAACCTTTTCAAGTTATCAAAGGAGATAAAGATATGAAAAAAGTAATTGATAGTGTCCTCGTACCTAAAGAAATGGACGAGGAAAAGATTAAAGAACTATCAAAGAAGCATCAGTTTTCTCTGGATGAGAAACAGGAAGATGTTCTTGATGGTTTTGACCTGTATAAGCAGGTAAGTGATGAAGATATTGATGAGGATACTAAAAATGTAGCCGTCATTGAAAAAGAAGATGGTATTTACGGAATCTTGGCCGACCCTAAGGATAAACGTAAGGGTACTGAGAAGCAGTTTGATGAGGCTGATATGGATAGCATAATTGATGGCATGTTTGCTATGTCTGATGTTGTTATTGGCACTCTTCGTCAGCCACAGGCCAGTGATGCTAACCGTAAAAATAATATTCTTCAGGCTATTGATAATTTCAGGAAACATGCAGAAGCCGTCCTTAGTAATACTAAGGAAGACGATGTAATTGATCTTGAAAATTATGAAGTCAAAGGCGAGAATCTTGAACCTCTTTTCAAGACTGAACAGCCTTCCGAACCAGTAGGAGACGATAAAGAAGAAGATTCTAAAAAAGTAGACACTAAAATTTCTGAGGCTATTGAAGCCCTGAAATCTGAACTTGAATTGCAGGTTGATGAAAAACTGGAAACTAAATTTAAAGAAGCCAGTGATAAAATAGATAGCCTTGGGTCTGAAATAGATACTAATTTGAATAAAGAATTTGAAACTGTAGCTTCCAAGGAGGAAAAAGAGGCAATAGAAGGCGAAGTTAAAGAACTTAAAGATTCTATTGAAGAGCTAAAAAATAAAACACAACAGAGACATAGTGAGCCTGAAGAAGATGTTCACAAAAAAACAGAAAAGAAAGATTTTTCTAAAAAAAGAAATTTCGTAACTTTTGCATAATTAAGGAGAATATAATATGAGTTCAAACGTAAGAGAAATTCTAGCTAAGGCTGATACTTCAGTTAGCGATCTGCTTGATGGCGGAAAGCTGAATGCTACCCAGTCCGATAAGTTTTATGAAAGTGTAATTGAACAGGCTGTCTTGCTCAATGAAGTAAGGACTGTCCGGATGCCTTCTGATAAGTACAATATTGATAAGATTGCATTTGGTTCCCGTATGTGGCGAGCCGCACCTAACTCCGGTAATCCGCTCTCAGCAGAGGACAGGTATAGGCCGACTTACGATCAGATACAGCTTGATGTAAATGAGGTCATAGCGGAATTTCGTATTCCTTATGACGTACTTGAAGATAATATTGAAAGGGATCAGCTTCAGGATACTTTCATGAACATGGCTTCTAGGCGTACTGCGGCTGACCTTGAGGAATTGCTGATTCAGGGTAATACTAGTTCTGATGATCCGTTTCTTGCTCTGTCTGATGGTGCTTTGGCTTTGGCTGAAAATACTTATGATGGTTCAAGTCTATCTGCTATTGATAAAGAAGTCTTTAAGGCCGCTATGGATAATATGCCAGCCAAGTATTTCAGGAATCTCAATGAAATGAAGTTCTATATGAGTCCGCATAATACTGTGGAATATAGATATTCATTGGCAGGACGTGGTACTGATCTTGGTGATGAGAGTTATATAAATCGCCCCGGTCTTAGTGCTTTTGGCGTCCCTGTTTCTTCTGCTGATTTTATGCCCGGTGCTAATATCCTGTTTACCTTCCCTCAGAACCTTATCCTTGGTATTCATAGGGATATTATGATAGAAACTGAGAGAGATATTAGGAATAGGGAACTAGTAGTTGTTATGACTGCTAGGGTTGATGTTAAGATGGAAGAGCCGGAAGCCGCAGTTAATGCAAGCAACCTTAGCTGGTAATTATAAATAAATAAGGAGTAAATGATATGAAAAATTATAGTGAACAGACTAGAATTACTCCGGTCGCTTCTGGAGGTCATTCTCAGACCACAGTTACTTCCGGTAATTCTGATCTAAAGATTAAGAGTGAGAAGGTATATGATACCAGTTCTTCTCAGGATCTCTTTACCAGTCTTTCTGCTGGTGATGTCATCCTGATGAGTGGTTGGGATTATTCTGAGAATAACAGAGTATTTGTCGTAACTGACGTGGAATCAGGCGGGTACTGGATTAAGGTAGATAAACAGCTTATAAATGAAGGTGCTGCTCCCGGCAGTATTACTATTGAGAAATCCCCGGAGTCTCTGACTATAAGCGGGGTTACTACTTATGATGTTATTGTAGACGTAATCAATGCTAATTCCACCTCTTCTTCTGCCGAGGAAGCCGATGCTAGTAAAGCTCGAATTACTGCTGCCGATACTGTATCTAGTTTTATTGTCGCAGATACAGGAGATGATCTTAGGGTTGTTTGGGCAAAACTTTCTGCTGGTTAATCTTAAAGGGGGCGTTCCAGCCCCCTAATTCTTAAAATTTTACAGAGATAACTAATGAGTGATAGCATTTCTATATACAGAGGGATAATGAAACCCTGAATCTTACTTTCACTGATAGTGATGGTAATGTTATAGATATTACGGATTGAGTTATTTTCTTTACTATTAAGTTAGAAGGCGATACTGCTGATAACGATGATAACGCTGTTATAAAAAAGGATGTTACCACACATGATGATCCTCTTAATGGAAAAACTAGTATTGATCTTTCCAAAGTGGATACTGATATAAAAATAGGGAATTATGAGTACGATATACAGTAATGAACTTAGAGAAGGTTCAATGCTTGTGCTTCATTTAATGGGGGTTTATTCTAACGCATCTACATCCGATGATTGGGCAATTCGGATGAAACTCGGAGGCACCACCTATGAAACTATCGCCCGTACTGGAGGTAATGCCACTAGCAGGGGATGGAAGGCATCTTTCACCTTAACTTTCAGGGCAGTAGGTAGTTCGGGGGAAGTTTATGACCATGCCACATTGGTGGATGGATCTAACACATACTCTGCGGATATTGGCAGTTCTCATACAGTTGATATGACCGTGGCAGAAGATATAGAAGCAACCCTCCAATGGGATAATGCAAAAACTGATAACGTATTTCAATGCACACAGGCTTATTTAGAGAGGATAGGGTAGACTTAAAATATGGAATTGAAAACAACTCCGGCAAGGCATGATTCTAATAGCTATATTTCTCTGACTAATACAGAGTCTTACTTTTCTTCTTATAATAGACTTGCTAAAAGTGAAACTTGGCCTGTTCTTACAGAAGCTCAGAAAAAATTTGCTTTGTTCTTGGCCGCAAGAGCCTTGGATACTTTCAAATTTAGAGGACGTAAAATAACCTATTCTCAAAATAGAGCCTTCCCAAGATTTTCTTGGTATCAGTTAACTGTAGAAAAGGAAACTCCGTGGGAAAGTTTTTTCAAAGCTACAAGGGCTAATAACCTAACTAGTATTATCAGTAATGGTGATATTGAAGTAAGTAATAATAAATTAGTCGATAAAAGCTCAAGTGGAGATGCTTTCTATTATCATTACTATTACGAAAGAATAGATATAAACCAAGTTATAAAAGTGGCGGGCCTTTCTACTGATGAATACTTGACTATCAAGGATATAGCTTTTGACGGGTCTTTCATTGAAATAAAAGAAGATATTACTGATGAAGCTGTTCCTTCCGGCGGTGTAGATATACATGCTACGCCTTTGTTTGGGTTCTCAGAAGATATAGGCTATGCACAGGCCGAACTTGCTTTTCAATATGTAGATACCAGCGTATTTCAAGCTAATATAAATGAAATTCCTGAGCCAGCTTTAAAGTCATGGACAATGGGTAATAATATAGAAGTTACTTACCAAAACAATTTTTGGGGATTCAGTAAGTTCTCCCCTGAAAGAGTTACGTCATTAGATATTGTCTATATGCTTCTTGGAGATTGGATAACTTCAATAGGTGGTGGAGTTGTTTAATATAAATTTTTCTAGCATAGAAAAAAGAGTTAAGACTTTTTTAGATAGTGCTTTTAATAGCTCTATGATTAATAAAGTTACTTATAAAAAATTTGAGTCCTTTACTTACGACGAGTCAACTGGAAAAACCGTCACTAGTTATTCAGAATACGAATTAGACGTAATAAGAAGCGATACCGCTCTGGAAGCCCAAAAAGCAAGTACGATTTTATCGGCAGTAGGTTTTTCCGGCGGGGAAATGTTGATGATAGCTAAATATGAGGATGTTCCTCGTGATCCTTACTCAAAAGATATTATGAAGGATTTCCTTATAGATGGAAATAATGAGGAATATACGATAAAAAAAGCAGTACCATTGTTTACTTCATTTATAATTATTCAAATATAATGAAACAAAATTTCGGCGATCAAATAAAACAATTTAGAGAAAAGGTAGACAGGCAAACTACCACAGCCTTTCAAGAAGGTTGCCGCAGAATATCTTATGCTATTGCTGAGGATTCCCCTTGCTCTACTGGTAAATTGATAGGTCAATGGTCGCCTTCAGTCGGAACTCCTGTAGAGCATAATTTTCAAGGAGGCCAAAGTGCTTGGTATAAGAGTGTAGAAGGATGGGAAAAAGATGAAGGTATAGCGGATACTAACAGAACACATGCTATGGCTGATTTAGTTCCTAGGATAGAATCTACTGTTATGGCTTTGGATAAGGAATCTCCTTACTATTTTACCAACCATACTTCTTACGTGAGATTGGCTGAATATCATGGCTGGAAATCTGTAGGAGGAAAACAAGGCCCGTATTTCATGGTAACCAAAAATGCTGGGCAATTTAAGATGATGATAGACGAAATAGTGGCTACGCTTAAATAATGTCAAACTACGCTGAAATACAAGCCCTATTAAATGGCAGATTAAGAGAAATAACTGATCTTCCACTATGGAGTAGAGAAAATTTCTATATAGAACCTTCAGAAGATGAGATGTATGTAGAGTCTTTTTTGGTTCCTAGTATATCTGAAAATAGATATTTAGGAGATACCCCTACTTATGAATCAGGTGTTTTTGCAGTAAATGTGGCCGGAGTGCGAGGAAGAAGTTGGGGGTATATCTACGAATTGGTAGATAAAATAATAGAAAAATTTAAGAAGAATACAAGATTGATAGATTCAAGTGAATCTTTGACAGTAAATATGAAAAAAGCATACCCAATTCCGGGGTTTCAAAATGATACAGGCCGGTTCGTGGTTCCTGTTCATTGTGAATATTTTGCTTTTGTTGACAATTAATTGGAGGATATAAAATGGCTGAACAATCAGTAGCATTAGGATCAAGACTAGAAATAGCCTATGCAATGGAAGATTCTTGGAGCGCTCTACCAAGTTCTTATAATGTCTATGACTTTAGGGTGACAGGATTTGGAGTACAACTTGAAAAGGATTCCTTTGAAAGTGAGGAAATTAGATCGGATAGACAGACTTCTGATCTTAGGCACGGGATGTATAATGTTTCCGGTGATATTCCTGTAGAGCTTTCTTATGGTGCTTTTGATGACATTATTGAAAGTGCGATGTTTAATACTTGGCAATCCGACGATACTATAGAGATAGGTACAACTCAGAAAAGTTTTAGAGTACAGAGAGCTTTTACTGATATAATGGAATATCATGAATTTCCGGGGTGTGTAGTTAGTTCTTGGAGTCTCTCAGTAGAGCCTAATTCCATTATCACAAGCACTTTTTCTGTGATGGGTAAGACGATGGAAACTAGTCAGACTTTAACAGGGTCTACTACTAAAGCATCTAATGCCCCGTTTGATTCTTTTTCAGGTTATATTTATGAAGGCGGCAATACTTCTTCTGATGCCATTGCGGTTGTAACCGGAGTTGATTTTACAGTTGAAAATAATCTTGAAGCATTACAGGTTGTCGCAGATAATAAACCAACAGGATTGGCCGAAGGTCGAAGCACGGTTTCCGGTACTTTAAGTGCTTATTTTGGAAGTTCTTCTTTACTGGATAAGTTTTTGAATGAAACTGAATCTGCCATAGAGTTCCAGTTGTTAGATACTAGCGGCAATAGCTATACCTTTTACATGCCAAGGATTAAGTACAGTGGCGGAAGTATTGAGGTAAGCGGAGAGTCCCCTATAGGCATCTCTATGCCTTTTACTGCTCTCAAAGATTCAGGGGTTGGCAACACTCTTAAAATAACCAGATAATAAAAACAAGGAGTAACAAATTATGACAGTTGATCTTTCGCAATTCGATACCAAAAAAACCTCAGAAGAGGGTGTTTGGGTTGAGATTGAAAGCCCTATAGACGGCGAACCTTTGGGTATTCATTTTAAGATTCTTGGTTCTGATTCAGAAGTGTATAATAAACAGATTCGCAAGAATAAAGATAAAATGATGAAACAAGGAATGAGGAATATTAAATCTGAAAACCTCGAAGTAGAGGAGATTGAACTTCTTGTCGCCTGTACTGTTGATTGGGATAATATTGTAGATAACGGCGAAAAGCTGGAATGTACTAAGGAAAATGTGCGCTGTGTCTATAAAAATTACCCTTGGATAAAAGATCAGGTTGACGATTTCATTGGAGATCGTTCCAATTTTTTGTCTCAGTAACCGAGGATCTTATAGAGTATTTTAAGATTTCCTTGGAGTATGAAACGCCTGATGACACAGGATATTCAAAAAGGGCAAGACTTCAACACGCTATAGATGCCGCCCCTGAATTTAGTCAAGGGGCGCAAGCTGAACTTGATTCTTTACCATACCCACCCGCTTGCTTAGATCATTTAGTAATTTGGTTTTGGGGTCTTCATGGTGGTAGAACACAGAACATGAACGGCCCTAATCCCATAACTTTTCAAGATATAATGGCTTGGAAAAACCTTCACAAAATAGAAATATACGGATATGAGATAGATATAATAAAAAGACTTGACCGAGCCTATTTATCTTATGTTGCTAAACAGCAAGCCAAAAAGAATAAGAAAAAATAATGTTTATATACACTTTAACACATAAAGACCTAAGAAAAACTTATGTCGGTATTTCTGGAAAAGTGCCTGAAGAGGATGTGTACGAATTACCAAGCAATACAAGAATAAGCAGGGCTATAAGCAATTTCGGTATTGATAAGTTTTATATAACTAAAATAGGAGAACTTAACAACAGAGAAAAAGCTATTGATAAAGCAAACTTTCTTATAGAAAAATTTGAAGATGTCTATAATGAAAAGTTTTATGAACTTAAAGTTCAGAATGAAGATATATTTAAGACCATGCCGGGCGGGTTACACTTCATTCTTCCTAATTATAATGGGTAAGTAACTAATGGCTGATTTAGCGCAGTTAGGTATAAGAGTTAAATACGATGACCCTCGGGATGCTAAAAAGAAGCTGAAGGGTATAGAAACTCAGGCTCGTAGGACTGAAACCGCTACCAATAAACTTAGTAAAACTACTAAGAAAAAAGGGACTGATGCGTTACGATCTCAAGCTAAGGCCACTAATAAATTAAGGAATAATTATGCTGGTTTAATGGGAAACCTTAATAAGGTAGGGACTAAATTTGAGAGAATAGGTCAAACCTCCAAGGGAATACAAGATTTACGAGGAGAATTAAACAGTGTTAATAAGACTATACGTAAATCAGACAAATTATCTTTAGAAGGGTATAATAGATTAGCTCAAAAGTCAAGCGAAATTAGATCTAATTTACGCAAACAAAATAAAGCCTTAACTGAAAATGCTAATATACAAAAATCCACCAACAAAACACACTTAACTGCTAAAGATACCTTAGATAAACAATTAAGTTCTATCGACCAATTACAACAAACTAAAGGATTTTGGAAGTCTAATGCTTCTCAGGTTAAAACTTACAGAACACAACTTACAGCCGCCCAAAGAAATCTTAATAATTTACAAGGTACTTTAAGTAAACAAGATTTTAGTAGATATTCAAAACAATTAGCCCAAGCCGGGCATAATTTAGATTATGTAGGTAAGCGAGCTAATTTTGCCCATTCTCGTTTGAGGGAATTTTGGGAAAGGTTTGGTCAAGTTGGTCTTGGTTTTGGTGCTATTTATGGGGCCATAAGAGCAGTAGGAGCGGCTTTTATGAAGCTTTTTTCCATCCTTAAAAATGGTATCCAGTTAAGTGGTGAGATAGCCGGGTTACAGGCTAAGTTAGCCGCCTATCATACTATTACAGAAGGGTTGACCGAATCTACTGAAAATTTTGCTAGTAAGATGAACAAAGCCGAAGGAAATATTATGGCTTTGGCTCGTGCTTCTCTTGATTCAGCTTCTTCTTTTGATGACCTTCAAACTGCAATGGATGAGTTTGCACAGCATAGTATATTCGTAAGAAAAGAATGGATGGGAGCTTTTACTGCCTTTACTGACTTTGTTTCTCTTATCGCCCAAACTACTGGTAACACGGCTCGGCAGATTCGTTCAGAAATTTCCGGATTAATGGAAGGTCTTGCCCGCCCTCAGAACGTGGTCATAAGAATGCTCATGAGGACTGGTATGCTTACTGAAGAAGTATTGAAAAAGATCAGGGAAGCTGAAAATGCCGGGGATGATATAAAAGACTTGATTGTAAGCCTAGAACCTATTCTCAGTAAACTACAAGAAAGAGTACTTGAAGCTGACATAGGGACTCTTTTTAATAAATGGAAAGATGCTATGTCTCAAGCCATTGCTGAATCTATCAGATTAGCTTCTAGTATGGAAGGTGTAACCAATATTTTCGGTGAAATGCTTAACAAACATCGTAAGTGGGCTATTAGATTAATAAAAAATAAGGAAGAAATGAGAGATTTTACAGATGGTATGAAATTTATCCGTTCTGTATTAGATCTTGTAATGTCTGGTTTTGAAAGACTATTTTTAGTCACTATGAAGTTTTTTGCTTTTTTGGAACGGTATAAGAGAATCATAGGAATTTTAGCCACCTCTTTTATAGCTTATAATACTGTAGTAAAAGATTTATTTGGTATTTTAAGTAAAATAGGTGGAATTTTAAAATTTATACTTTCTCCAATAAATAAAGTTGCCTTAGCTTTTAGAGGACTCCACAAAACTATACGTGCTAATTTTATAGGGATTGACACTATGGTAAGAGGGGGTATTATTCCTAAATTTGCTAAGGGATTTAACATTTTAAAAAGTGCCGTAGGAAGCCTTAACCTTAAAATGCTGACTATACCAGCACTAATCTATTCTATTTCTGTAATATATAGAGTATTAGCTG